TCGCTGGAGCGTTGAGAAGTTCAAGGGTCTTCTGTTCCAAATCGAGCGTGATGCGAACGCAATCGCACGCGAAACTCGTAGAGGAAAGGGCAACATGATCATGTGCTCTGCTGACGTTGCTTCTGCACTGGCAATGGCAGGCGTACTCGATTATGCTCCTGCTCTGGAAGGCAACAACCGCCTCGCAGTTGACGAAACTGGTAACACCTTCGCTGGTGTTCTGAACGGTCGCTATCGCGTCTACATCGATCCTTATGCAACCATCACCCGTGGTGGCGTTGCAGGTTCGGGTCAGTCGGGTAACCAGTACTACGTCATCGGTTATAAGGGTTCTTCCCCTTATGATGCAGGTCTGTTCTACTGCCCATATGTACCTCTGCAGATGGTACGTAGCGTCGGTCAGGATGACTTCCAGCCACGTATCGGGTTCAAGACCCGTTATGGCATGGTCCTCAACCCATTCGCAAAAGGCGAAGCTGCACTTGCAGACAGCAATCCTCTTGCTGCTGGCAACCTCGGCACCAACGCATACTACAGAAGAGTTTCTGTTGCAAACCTCATGTGATCTCTTGCTCACATCATATTTGGAGGGTCTTCGGACCCTCTTTTTTTATGCCTATAAATAAGAGTGTGAAGGACTCTACACATGACACTCTGCAACGAAAACTTTCTATCACCAGCAGGTTTTAGATTAGACATTCCAGGATTTAAGAGCATTGGGTTTCAATGTACCAATGTTAATGTACCTGGAATTAATATGAATGGTCCTGTGGCAGCAACTCCATATAATGATTTTCAACTAGGTGGTGACAAACTCAACTATCAAGAACTTCAACTTACTTTTTTGATTGATGAGGACTGTTCCAACTATGCTTTAATTCATAATTGGATGGTTGGCATTACGTACCCACAAAAAGCAGATCAGTGGGGTGATTTTGTAAAAGAGATGACAGATAAGGACTTTCAAAATGAAAGATTTATTGATCAACTTGATCTGTATTTGCATATCCTAAACAGCAATTTTAACACCGCATTTAAATTGCATTTTTATGATGCGTTTCCTGTAAGTTTGAATTCACTGGAGTTTAGTACAGATCAAACAGATATTCAGTACATGAAAGCACAGGTGACATTTAAGTACACCTACTTTAAACTTACCAATAGTAATGACAAAGATTTGACTTTATGAGTTTACACCAACAATTGATTGATGAGTGGCACAAAGATTGTGTCATGGATGATGACTTGTTTGAAGAAGCAAGAAAGATTCCAATCCTACATGCTAAATGGTTAGACAAGTATTTAAGAATACAATTATTACGCAAAGAAAAAGAATACGACTATAACTCTCTGTATAGACAGAAGTATAGTTTTTATATGGGCAGAGAAGAAACTGCACCAGATGAAAAGATCATCAAAACAGAAGTACCTATCTACATTAAAGGTGATCCTGATGTAATCAGAGCACAGGCAACATTGGACCTATATGAGAAACTAGAGGATGCTTTAAAACAGATTCTAAATAATATTAACAATCGTTCATTCCAAATTAAGAATGCAATTGATTGGTTAAGATATTCGCGGGGTATAGATGAGTGACGTTATTATCCGAAAGAAAAATGAAGTATATCTTCAACTGCAAACACCTCCACATATTTCATACGAATTATCTGACCACTTCACATTTGAAGTAGAGGGTGCAAAGTTCATGCCTGCATACAGGCAGAAGTACTGGGATGGAAAAATTAGGTTGTACTCTCCTGGAACTGGGGAGATATATGCTGGACTAAGAGAGTATATTGAACAGTTCTGTCAAGAACGTCAATACACTTATGATTATGCTGATAATGATTTCTTCGGTATGCCAAATGCCGAGGATGAGTTGGTATCATACGATGGTGTCAAATCATTTACAAAGAAATTTTCTGCTCTCAAGGCAAGAGATTATCAGTATAAAGGAATCTATGAAGCATTGAGAAAGAGAAGGAAACTGATTGTATCTCCTACGGGATCAGGTAAGTCCTTCATGATCTATTCTATCGTCAGATTCTTGCAAGAGACGGGACAAAAGATTATTATTGTTGTCCCAACTACATCTCTTGTAGAACAGATGTATAAAGATTTCTTTTCTTATGGGTGGGATGTAGAAGAGTATTGCCATAAGGTATATGCTGGTCATGAGAAAGTGTCACCTAAACCAGTGACGATTACTACATGGCAGTCAATCTACAAACAGCATCGTAAGTATTTTGAATGTTTTAGTGCAGTAATTGGTGATGAAGCACATCTGTTCAAAGCAAAATCTTTGACGGATATTTTAACCAAACTACATCATGCAAAATATCGTATTGGATTTACTGGAACTCTCGACGGTAGCAAGACAAATAAACTTGTTCTTGAAGGGTTGTTCGGTCCTCACGAAAAGATCACAAACACAAATGACCTAATTAAACAAGGACATTTGTCTAGATTGAAAATTAAAATTATTTCTCTAAGACATCATCATGTTAAGTTTGACAGTTATCATGAAGAGATTGATTACTTGGTCTCACATCCAAGGAGAAATAATTTTATTAAAAATCTTGCCTTAGATCTTGGTGGCAATACTTTAGTATTGTTCAATTATGTTGAACGTCATGGTGAACCACTTTTTGATCTAATAAATAGTAGCGTAAAAGATGGAAGGAAAGTTTTCTTTGTACACGGTGGTGTTGATGTAAAGGACCGAGAAGAGATCCGAGCAATCACTGAGCAGGAGTCCAACGCAATCATCATCGCAAGTTATGGAACTTTCTCCACTGGTATTAACATTAAAAATTTACACAATATCATTTTTGCAAGTCCATCAAAATCAAGGGTAAGAAACCTACAATCTATTGGTAGGGTCTTGAGAAAGGGGGAAAACAAAAATACAGCAGTGCTGTACGATATTGCAGATGATACCTCTAAAGACACTAACAATCCAAATTATACGTTAAGACATTTGTTTGAGCGGGTTAAAATTTATAACCAAGAAAATTTTGACTATGAGATAATCAACGTAAAATTAAAGCAGTAAGTATGGAAGCATTTTTCGCAAACGTAAAACTAAAAACAGGTGAGGAATTACTTTGCATAATAAAAGAGGCGGATCCAGAAGAAGATTATCTTCTGATATCACACCCCATTGAAGTTGAAGAGATCGAAATTCCTGGCGCGTTTCATGGACTGAAGATTAAATCTTGGATGAAACTCTCACACCAAACTGAATTCTATCTTGATGGTGATGAACTTATTACTGTTAAAGAAATTAAAGGATTCCCAGTCGAGTTTTATAAAGATAGTTTAGTAAAATTAAATCAACAAGAAGAAGAGAGAAAGAGATCTAAAGTTAAGAGTAAACTGAAACGTAAAAGAAAAGGTCGCGTTCCATTGGATGAAGATATGGGACTCTTATCCTCTATTGATGATGCAAGAGAACTCTTAGAGGGTATCTTCCTCTTAGATAGTGATCCTAAAGAATCATAGTATCTAATGTCTTAAAGCTTTATAGTGTCTTCTGAACTCTGACCGAGTTATTATACACAGATCAGAGGGTCTTGTCAAGCTCTTGATATTATGTTATGATATGCTGAGAAGACCAATATACTACATGGCAAAATCAAAAGAGCACTACGTAAACAATAAGGACTTCTTACACGCTATTATTCTGTATAAGAATAGAGTGGAGAAGGCAAAAGAAAACGGCGACCCAAAACCACCAGTGGGTGAGTATATAGGGGGATGCTTTCTGAAGATCGCTCAGCATCTATCTTACAAACCAAACTTTGTCAACTACATGTTCAAAGATGACATGATTGGTGATGGTATTGAAAACTGCATCACTTACATTGACAACTTTGATCCAGCGAAGTCCAGCAATCCGTTTGCTTATTTTACTCAGATCATTTACTATGCTTTCTTGCGTAGGATTCAGAAAGAGAAGAAGCAGGTAGATATTAAGAACAAGATGATCGAGAAGTCGGGATACAGTGAGGTGTTCACTGGTGATGAGTATGGGTGTGATGCCTCATATGAGCAGATTAAGAATTCCCTTGAGCAAAAGATGAGGTATTGATGAAAGTCGCTATTATTACTGACCAGCACTTTGGAATGAGAAAGGGTAGTCAAATTTTCCATGACTACATGAAAAAGTTCTATGATGAAGTGTTCTTTCCTTTTCTGGATAAGAACAAAATTACTACAGTGCTTGATCTGGGTGATACCTTTGACAATAGAAAGTCAATTGATTTCTGGTCATTGGACTGGGCAAAAATGAATTACTATGACCCTCTTGCCAGCAGAGGAATTCAAGTTTATACTGTGGTAGGTAATCATACTGCTTACTACAAAAATACTCTTGGCATCAATGCCATCAAATTGTTACTGCAAGAATATGAGAATGTACATTTGATTGAAAGACCAAAAACCATTAACGTGGGAGGTCTTGATATCTGCTTTATTCCCTGGATCTGTGTAGATAATGAAACAGAAACCTACGAAGAGATCTCTAACACATCAGCAACCATTGCCATGGGTCACCTTGAGTTGTCTGGTTTTGAGGCACACGTTGGATACTACATGGATCATGGAATGAGTCGTGAAGTTTTCTCTAAGTTTAAGAAAGTGTTCTCTGGGCACTTCCATCATAGGTCACACTCTGATAACATCTATTACCTAGGTAATCCTTACCAAATGTATTGGAATGACTTTGGTGATGTCAGAGGGTTCCATGCCTTTGATACACAAACTACAAACCTCAAGTTCATCCCAAATCCTTTCAAGATGTTTGAAAAGATTTACTATGATGATACTTCGACATCACCTGATGAGATTGATACAGATCAGTACAAAGACAAGTTTGTAAAACTTATCGTTGAAAAAAGAACTAACTACTATGCATACGATAGTTTAATTGAGCGTCTTTACCAAACTGGTATTCATGATCTCAAAATCATTGATAATACCAATGAGGAAATTAATCCATCTGGAGATATTGAAATAGAAGGAACTCTTTCTTTCTTAGAGAGATATGTCGAAGAGATTGACTATGAGGATAAAGATACGCTAAAATCTATCATTGGTTCAATCTATTCAGAGTCACTTCAAATTGAGTAATGTACATACTAGCAATCAAAGGTAAAGAAACTGAGGGTGCTTATGCACCCACTGTTGATAACAACCAAATCCTTTATTTGTTTTTAGAAGCAGAGGATGCTGAGAGGCACTCTGAATTACTTGCTGCTGATGATTATCCTGAGATGACAGTAGTTGAAGTTGACGATGATGTTGCTATCCATATTTGTGAAGAAAATGGATACTCCTATTGTATTGTAACACCTGACGACATTATTATTCCCCCCAAAGAATCGGATGATTGAATTTAAAACTATTAGATGGAAAAATTTTCTCAGCACTGGGAATAATTTTACTGAAATCAATCTTAATAACCACAACAAAACTTTGATTGTTGGTGAGAATGGTGCAGGTAAATCTACAATCCTTGATGCACTATGCTTTGGATTGTTCAACAAACCATTCAGAAAAATCAACAAACCACAATTGGTAAACTCAATTAACCTTGCTGACTGTAGAGTTGAAATTGAGTTTACTATCGGTAAGGTTGATTGGAAAATCAACCGTGGAATGAAACCGACGATCTTTGAAATCTATAAGAATGGTATTCAGTTGGATCAAACTGCCTCTGCTGCTGATCAACAGAAATGGTTTGAGCAGAACGTACTTAAGTTAAACTATAAGTCGTTTACTCAAATTGTGGTTCTTGGATCTTCTACTTTTGTTCCATTCATGCAACTGCCAGCAGCAGGACGTAGGGAAGTCATTGAGGATATTCTTGACATTAGAATCTTCTCTACAATGAATACTATTCTTAAAGAGAGAGTCAAGGAAAACAAAGAAGCAGTATCTGAGATTGACTATGCTATTTCTATTTTAAAAGAGAAGGTTGATGTTCAAAAAAGATTTATTGAAGATCTTAAACAGCAGGGTCAAAACAATGTAGTTCTCTGGGAAGATGAGATTGATAAGATGAAAGTCGATATTGAATCAAATCAACTTGAACTTGAGAAATATATGAGTGACATTGATACGCTTACTCAGCAAATGAACGAGTTCTCTAATCCTCAGAAAGAACTTGATAAGTTGAATGAGTTTCATATCAAGTTTAGATCCAAGATCAAAGACATGGAGAATGAGATTAAGTTCTTGACTTCAAATGATGTTTGTCCTACCTGCAATCAGGATATTACTAAAGAGTTTAAAGAATCAAACATTAATCAAGATAAAGAAAAAATTAGTAAACTCAATTCTGCCCTTGGGGATATTGGATCTAAGGAAAAATCTTTGAACGAGATACTGCACAAACGTAATGGAATTCAAAAAGAAATTACTCAAGTGCAAAGTAAGATCAACAATTGCTTTTCTACAATTAACTGGAAGCAAACTAAAGTTAAAGAAACTCAAGAGAAGATTGACTCTCTCAAGAGTAATACAGATAACGTTGATCGAGAACGTGAAAAGATGAAGACCTTAATTGAACAAGGAAAGGGTCAAGAACTTCAGCGTCGTCAGATTGCTAAAAGATCTACTGAGTTAAAAATCATTGCTGATATTCTTAAAGATGGTGGAGTCAAGAGTACAATTATTCGGAAGTACCTTCCTGTAATGAATACTTTGATTAACAAGCATCTTCAGGAACTTGAGTTCTACGTCAACTTTAATCTTGACGATACGTTTAATGAAACAATCAAATCACGTTTTAGAGATGAGTTTTCATATGCTTCATTCTCTGAAGGTGAGAAGATGAGGATCGACCTGGCACTTTTGTTCACCTGGAGGGAGGTTGCCAAACTAAAGAACTCAGTCAATACAAACATTCTTATCTTGGACGAAATTTTTGATAGCTCACTAGATAGTAATGGAACTGCTGACTTTATTAACATCCTTAGAACAGTTACAGAAGGTAACAATGTGTTTGTGATCTCACACAAAGAGGACATGCTCCACGATAAGTTTGATAATGTGATACAGTTCAAGAAGGTCAAAAACTTCTCCAAACCATTTCAGACCAATGGCACAACTCCCTAACTGGCAACACCACTCAAAGAAAGACAAGCATGGTAAGGGCACTTGCAAAGGAAGAATCCGTGCAAGTAAACAACGCCTTAGACACTTGAAAAACTGTCACAAGACCTCCCGTAAAGGGGGGTCTTTTTTTGTATACTGTTTTCAGTTCAAAGAAATCCCATGAAGTTTGAGATCAAAGAAACGCTTGCCAAACTTCTGGCAACCGAGAATCTGATTGTTGAGCACCGTAAGGTCGGCACTGCATGTTTCGATGTGGAGAAACGTGTTCTTACCCTCCCCATGTGGGAGAAAGCATCTCCTCTGGTATATGACCTGTTGGTTGGTCATGAGGTGGGTCATGCTCTCTATACGCCTAATGAAGATTGGAAGCAAGGTGAATATGCCAAAGTCCCTTTGAGTTTCGTCAACGTTGTTGAGGATGCTCGTATTGAGAAACTAATGAAGCGTCGTTATGCTGGTCTTAGCAAAACATTTTACAAAGGTTACCAAGAACTTCATGATCAAGATTTCTTTTCTCTTGAGGGTGAAGATATGTCTAAGATGGCATTTATCGATCGTCTGAATCTTTACTACAAGATTGGTGCATATCACATGATTGAGTTTTCTCCTGAAGAACAACTGTTTGTTGATCGCACTGGTAAAGTAGAAACCTGGGAAGAAGTTCTTAAACTGAGTCATGACATTTATAGTTACTTAAAGAGCAAACAGGAAGAACCTAATCCTATTAAAGTCAATCTTGATGAACTTCAACAGGGTAATGGAGAAGAGCAACAAAACACTCAAATAGATGTAGAACCCTCTGAAACTCCTCAGAGCAGCGTTACAGACGATTCTGAGACCCTCTCAGAGGACGTTACAGATGAGGATGAAGAGGAGGATATTAACAATGCTCCTCCCAGTGGTGGACAAACCAATGAGTTTGAATCTTCTACTGATGCTGCTTTCCAAGAAAACCAGCAAGAACTGATTGATAAGCGTTCTTATGAAACTGCATATCTGACGATTCCTCAAAACATTGACCTTGATCGAATTGTTATTGATTGCGATCATCTTCAAGAATACATTACTGAGTTTTACAATGACGACCGATTCAAAATTGATTCGTATGATACTCGTCTACTAGAATCTACTCAAAGAGAATACGTCAAGTACAAGAAGAGTGCTGCTAAGGGTGTCAACTATCTTG